CAGCTTAGTGAACTCGTTATGGAACTTGTCGTGTGCTTCTTTAATAGCTGTTACGCCGAACCCAACACAAGCGGGGACAGCCTTCTGGTCTTCTATCTCATCTGTGTAGCCCAAATACGATACGTTAGTAGGCATTGGAGCACCAGAGTCAATAAATCCACTCAGAGGGATATCTCTTGGGTCTGTTGGGTCTGGGAAGCAACCGTACATGTTCTATACTTGTTCCTGTCCTGGTTCTGGTATCCACTCTTCTATATCGTCTTCTGGTACTTCCATGTTAACCTTAGATATAATATGCTCTCTAATGCTTTTCTTATCTATAGGATGGAAGTAATCACAATAGCCCTTACCCTCTTTGAGAGATTCGTAAGGACATCTTGTGCAGAATAGAGCTAGATAGTGGTTGGCTTTTTCGTTATATAGAGCTATATCAGTAAGGAGAGAACTGTTTCTTTCTTCGAGACCTTTTATTTTGCCCCTCAGTTCGTCAATCTCTTCTTGCTGAATATTTACTTTGTTCTGTAGAAGAGTAATGGTTGTAGTAAACTCTTGGTACTGGGCACCACTCTTTTCCCGCTTTTCTTTACCAAAGAATGACCTAGCTTGGTAGAATATACCTACACAAGCTAGAGCAACTAGGAAGATTACAGCTATGTAGTTGGTAACCGAACCTAATGCGTCTAACATACTTACTCAAATACCCTAAGTACAGTCTTTCTATTTTTATGACTTCTCTCGTGCTCAATGAACTTAGCCTGCCTATTCTTATTGAGACTTAATATGAACTCAGCCGCTTCTTCAGCGTTAAGGTCATCATATTCAGTTAAAAGTTCAATATCAAGAACGTCATATTCAACATGTTGCAGTTTATGCTCTGGTTCATCATTCAGCGCCAGGACTCCCCATTCAACCAGATGGTCTAGAACTTTTAAGTCTCTTCTATCTAGATAATCTGGAACTTCTATGGTGATGTTATCTGGTGCTTTTAGTTGTAACCTACCTGCCTTAACCAGGGAGTTCCGCTCTGGGTTTTTTATTGAGATTCTGTCTCCAGGCTTAACTTGACCCATTATCCAGTCTCCCTATTATTAGAAAAGGGGCGAGTAGAGTTTTGTGGACTCACTCACCCCTTATCAATTGTTATCGCTATCCTGTTAGGTTAGAAGAGCCTAAGGTTTATGCAAATGCCTCGTAGTTACGAGTCACTACAACACCCTGAGCCATTCTGATTTGTTTCTCACCATACACAACGATGTCATAGCGCTCTTTTAGTTTGAGCGTCTGGATATCGCGTCTTGGGTCATCGAATTTCTCAGTAACTAATTCTTCTCTAACAAGAAGTGACCCGATGTCTTCAGCGTCAATAGCGTAAACGTCGGTCACGGGGTTGTCACCACTATCGTCCCATCTCACATACGGAGATAGAATAATAGAAGGAACCCATGGGAACATGCTTAGGAAAGCTTTGTCGTCGTACAGATTGCGTCCAGAGGGAAGCTGTGCCGTATAAACGTCACGAGCGCCATAGATTTGGAACTGACGAACAACAGGGTCTTTCGCAAGGATGACCCATGCTAGTGGATGCATAATCAGATGGGTGAAGTTCCGCTCTTCAGCGATGAGCGAACCAGCCAACGTGATGATGTCCATTAAGGACAGAGAACCATTAGCGACAGGAGGAGTAGCATTATCCACACCAGTTGTCTCATATGTTCCTGCGCCACCAGAGTTATCTATTTCTACAAGAGCTTCATCATTGAATCTGCTCTGAGCAATAGATTCTTTCAGACGCTGCATAGCGCGTCCAGCCGCACGAAGGTGAAGTCCAACAATGTCCCACTGTGAGTCTTGAATGGTCTCATCGGTGATGGGAACTTTCAGACCTTTTTTGGAGACTTTGCCTTCCAGCCTACGAGTGAAGACCAGGCTCTGGTCTGGATACTCTTGACCTTCAGGAACTTCGCCAGCGCGTAGTGCACCAACAGCTGGGAATTCTACAGCACGACCTTCAGTACGAATGACTGAAAGTAGAGGAGTAAGAATCTGCCGTGGTTCAGCGGCTTCTTCCAGTACGTTCTGGATTACTTTGGGGAAGAGGATAGAAGCATCAGGAGTAGAGAAAGCTTCGTTAATAGTTAACTTGCCTTCGCGCTCTACTACTTTACCATCTACATCTTCCTTATAGGTGTATTTGCCGTTTCTGCCAAAGGCTTCAATCAGAGCGTCTTTACTTCCGACTTTTTTCTCATTTAGCAGGTCAGCGAATGTTTTTTGTTTGTCACTCATGTTGACTCCCTTCCTTAGAGCATAAGGGCTATGGTAATCATACCCTGTGCCCCGTAGCGGTCAAGAGCGTCATCGATACCGTACTGAAACTCTTCTTCAACCGCTCCACCTTCGCCGGTGGATGGGTCTACTGCTGTTTCATACATAGCATCGTAATCAGCTGTGGCCAGGAAAGGCGCTTCTTCGGTCAGCGTATTAAGCTTCTCGAAGTCGTCTTCATGATGACTAGTTGGCCAAGTAAGATATTCCATAAGCTGGGTATCATATGTGACCCCAAACTTCTGAACATCAATAACCTGTCCAACAATCTTTGTGGTACTGAAACCATTAGCTAAGTCAGCATCCCACTCAACCCACTTGGTAAATCTACCGCGTGCGTCTGACATAACGTAATCGCCGGGTTCCACAAAACTATTTGGGTTAGCCGGTGACGAATCTCCAGGGCATAGAACAGCAGGAATATAGGGATACTTGATATATCCTCTACGAATCCAGCCAACACCCTGAGAAGTACCTTTGTCAAAGGGGCGGAAGCAGTGATACTGCGCCACACCAACAGGATTTTCAGTCTGGTCGCAAATAGTGAACACGGGAACGGAACCACCGTTACCAATGGCACTAAGTGCTAAAATTGTCCCTTTAGGGATTAGTACTTCATAGCGCATATCCTGTTCGGAATGCGTCCAGAGAGTAGGTAAGTTCTCATCTGGCAGGAAGTAAGCTGAAGGAGCGATACCTTCCGATACCGAAATATCAGCTGTCGTCTTGCCATAGACGTACTTATAAGATGCTTTAGTCATTCCTTATGACCTTTCCTTATAAGGTCTGCTTTGTGACCATTGTTTGGTAAGAGTATTGATGATTTCCTTGTCTTCAAGGGAATCTTCTACCTCTTCCGTGCTTGGACTAGAAGTTTCAACTATCTGTGGTTGTTCAGGGATAACCGAACGGTTCTCCAGAATACCATCAGGAGAGATGACATCTTCTACGCTTAAGTCAGACTCTTTGAACTCTTTACGAAGTTCTTTAAGCTCCTCTGCCAACACTTGAATACTCTTAGCTTTTTCTTCAGCTTCAAGTTCTTCGATTGGTGTACCAGGGGCTTTATTTAAGAAAACTTTGAGGTCTACCACATGCTGCGATAGCAATGAGCGTACTCTCTTGAACCATTCGGCAGCGGAATCTTCCTGTGCCCTAAGTTCATTATGTAGCCTTTCTAGCTCTTCCTCAAGTTCTTGTGTCTTTAGTTGTAGTTCTTCAACTGTAGGTAGCTCTTCAGATTGTTCTTCAGAGGCAACCTCTTCAGAAACTTCTGATTCTTCCTCAGAGAGATACTCGTCGAGAATAGAGATGTCGTCTGTTTTTTCAGCTTCTTCAGCTTCTTCGTTTGTTTCGACGACTTCTTCTTCAGTCTCTTCAGTAACTTCTTCGGCCTCCTGAGCGTCTTCTTCTTCAGAGACGGAGGCTTCCTCTTCAGTGGCTTCAGTAGCTTCTAAATCCTCAGTATCTTCTACAACTTCAGATTCTAGAGTTTTCGTCTCTTCATCCATTACTCGGGAATCTTCCCCCTCTGTTTTGAAAAGACTTAGGAAGTCTTCGTGAGCTTCCTTCAATGCGAGCGCTAAATCGTCTGAGAGTTTTTTCTCTTCAGAACTCTTCCGACCCCTACGCTTAGTGACACCCTCACCAAGGTCTGAGTAGAATTCAAAATCAGTAGATTCACCGATAGTTACAACACCAGCAAATCTTTCATCGTTTGCGTCAGCAGGAGAGTTAACAAACGACAGCTCAATAGGAGCGATATCTCTAATCACAGCGGTGCATAATGATTCGTCACCGTTGTCTTCGTCAACATACTTGCGACCAGGAAAATGGTCACATTCGTCTTCGAACCAGTTGATACCGCACACACTACAAGAAACGTTGTTGCTAGCAACTCCAATACTGACAGTCATATACCTTTCATCGTATATCTTCTGAACAGTATCTTGGTCTGCTATACTAGCCACAACCGAAAGGACTCCATCTGATTCACTATATTTGAGTACAGTAGCCTCACGGATTCGACCAAGAGGTTCTTCTGTTATGTCGTGGTTTTTCAGAATGGGTTTGCCATAAGGCTTAGTCCATTTATCTACCGACTTTTCCAACTCTTCGAGCGGGAAAGTATGATAGTTTTTAGTCGTACCTGCGTGGATAGCATTAATACGACAGTTGACGGTACTCTTAGACGGGGTGGCGGATTCTACAATCTCAGCCATCTCTAACTTCAAGAGTTCAGACTGTTCATCCGAAAGCTGGAAGTGTGTTGTCTGAAGAAGTATCGGATTCGTCAGTTTTTTCATCTATTACATTTCCCTTATTACATATACGACAAGCTCGTCTTGTCAATATATCTAGAGTCTCTATGTCGATTTGTTCCACTTCAACATTATGTCTTTCAGCGTACTTCGACTTAAGTGTTTCTAGTATCTTCTCATAGACCTCTCGGTCAAATGAACCTTTAATATCGTCTACTCCTTTAGAGGATAGAACTGCTACATTGCAATGGTGCAAATGTTTATTCAGTATTCCTAATATGCATCTTGCATGTGCAGTGAGGATGTGTGCTAAAGGGAGGTACATCGTTAAGAGTAATCTTATTTACATCTACCCACCCAGTTTTACACACTTTGCAAGCAGCTTCAGATTCTTGCCAGACCTTATCATACCCAGCATGTTTAGCTACCATAGCTACTCCCCAGTTTTCAGCTAGTACTAGGTGAGTAGAAGTTATGGAATCTAGTCTATAATGTAGAGCTGCGAATGCTACTTCAACCCCCAACCAAGGGATTTCTGAGTCTTGCACTTCAATTTCGACACGCTCAAATAGGTCAGTCATTAGCTTACCCATATAGCGTCTCATACTCTTCAGTATAGTATTAACATGTCTATTGAATGTAGTTATCTTCATAGGAGCTACATCTGGGTCAATAGCTCTGGCTTCGTTGAAGCCTCTATCTATACCATCATTAATAGATAGGATGAGAGAAGGTCTTAAAGCTGTGTCAAAGTCATCAGTATATAAGGCCTGTACATACATCAAATCACTGGCATCAAAGTCATCAGCATCGTTAGGATACATCTCTTGGATGAAACCTGATACCTCTGAATATAGATGTTGCCAGACATTATCAACATGTCTCTCAGCTTGGTCAATAGAAACCTCTTCCTTAAATATAGAGTTAAGTTCCCGGAAATTGTTTATCGTTTCAGGTTCGGAAGAGGATGTTTTCTTTACTTTTGTCTTAGCATTACTACCTTGACCGGCTCCTCCAGCAGTAGCTTGAGCAGTAGCTTTGCCAACCTGCTCCGCATACTTAGCTGTTATACCGCCAATAAGGTCAGAATAAAGTTTGGTAGTATCACCCATAGGAGTTCTACCAATCTCTTGGCGAGCTTCGTCGTGGTCAATCAGGTCTTGTACCCATTTTTGTAGGGTATGGTTCTCACGCTTGATGAGTGAGTCGGTGTCTATCTCTCTGAACATAAGGGCTACCTTGTTCTCTGATTGCCCGTTAGCTCCTAGAGCTAAACTAAATCCTCCCTCTAGCAGCCACTTAGAGAATATCTGTATGGTGATAGTCTCCTGTAGCGTTTTTTGGAAGGCCTTAACATCATCATATAGCTGTACATCAAGCCTGTCAGTAACAGAACGGTTAGCAGCATCAGACTCTCCCATATGAACAGGAGAGAGACCAAGACCAACAATTACTCTGTTCTTGAAATACTGCATTACAGAACTGAGCCCGTCCATCTTCACATCAGATAGAACTACTTCAAAGTCATCTGAGCCTGGGATTATAAGAGCGCCTTCTAGAAGCATACCCTCAAGGGTATACCATATACCATCTAGGTCAGCGTCTTTTTTAGGAAGAGTCTCAGGTACAGCAGTATTACCTACCATGTACTTGAATATCGGGAAAGCCAGCCTATGAGCAGCTAGGCTAGCATCAGTCTCAAGCTGTCTTAGTATCCTGGCATCAGGAAGAACCATCTGTAAGACTGGGAACGCTAATACGTCTCCAGCCTCTTCATCATTCTTGATTAAGATGACTTCCTTAGGGGAGAAATCTTTACTTTCCCCAGTGGGAGCAATCTGTTGCCACTGTTGGACATTGCCATACTCGTCTCTTTTAAAACGAATAGTGTCAACAGGAAGTATCTCATAGGCAACTACGGGACCGAATTTCTTCAGTGGTCCTATGCCTTTTACGGGTAAGGTCACTCCAATATCTTGGAGGTCTTTTACCTTGACTCTTCTTTCCAATATGATACAGTTGTCGAACATGATAAGCTCACGGCTTACCTTGCGCAAAAATGAGTCGAAGCTTTCACCTGTTAGGACAGAGAAAAGCTCCATACGGGAGAGAATATAATCCTTAGCTTCGTCGTTCTCTGTCTCTAAGACATATCCGTTCTTCCAGCAAAGGTTTTGATAGCGGTTAGCTCTACGTCTAAAGAATGGTTCTGTTCTACTGGCCCTACGAAGGGCGTTGAAATCGACCTCTGGTGTTTCGAAGTAGCCACTTTTAGCCCATATTCTACTGCTAGGAGAATAGGCTCTATGTTTGATTTGGTGACTATAATCGGTGGGGTCTTTAACTGCCTCTGGGAACGAGATGACAGTAGCAGGCTCTCTCATACCTAAGAGCCTGGATAGCTCTTTCGTTTGGGCCATGTAGTTTATTTACCTTCGTCTGCAGACACATAAGGTATGCCGCTT